CTTATACTTTAGATGCAATAAAGTACCGCACCAGGACGTTGTTGTCACAACAAGTCCTGCCTGCTTGAGATGGACCACCTACGTTCTTAGAACTAGGCCCTGAGCCGGTAGCTGCGTGAACTTGAGGAAAAGCTGTACAAGTGCTAAACAGCTCCTCAAGAAACACCAGTCAGCCCCGGACTCTACAAGTCCTTCTTTAATACCTTCGACTATCTCTCTTTGAGTAGATATGCCGAAGAAGACAGCAGTGTTGCGGCGATGCTTGCGGATTTTGTGTCCGACGAGGCGAGAAGCGCGCGGATGGTTACGAAGGCATTCTAGGACGAGCTCAAGTAGTTCAACCGGATTGTCAACGCGAACCAAACTCACGAACACCGCTTTGTCGAGCATTTCCACGCTCGCCTAGGCACCCTCAAGGCTGCTGGGTCGGTCTGGCCCAAAGTCTTTGACGAGCTGTTATTCCATCGCGAACTCGATTCGGTCGACTATTTTGCTCACACCAAAGTTGGCCGTCAGTTCAGCGATCTGCTGCGTCACATCCGTTCGAGGATGAACTAACCAAGTGCCGACGTTAAGTTTGCCATGGGCTGGGAAGATGAAGTTAACCACTTCTATCTTGTCAGCACCGGCCTAGCGTTTACACTGAATGAGAAGCCGAAAGGCAAGATCGTTGTTAGCTCAACCGACGGAATGTGTGGCGTTATGTCAGTCATCAGCAATTTTGTATTTGCTGACCCTAAGAAGACCCGGGCCCTGAAGCATGATGATCTTGATGCTCAAGTCCACATACTTGATTCGCTCATTTCATCATTCCAGAAATTGCCCGTTCCACACGACTTGCTCAAAGGATTCAAAATAATCGATAATGATACTCAGAGTCCCCCAGAGTACTTCGAGCCGACTTGCTGCTCCAATTTAAGCCTTATTGATAGCCATACCGGTCTTATTAAAGTGTGCCGCAATTGTTCCCGGATCCACACCCCACACAACATGGGCGTGCTCACTACGGTCTTGTAGCACATTTGCTCTAACTTTATCGAGCCCTTCATTCCGGTCACCGATAAAAGCAACTTTTACTAGATGTAAAAGCGCGCCGGTAACTCTATCATTGTCGGCCGTTCCAAGTCGGACAAAGTCCATACTGGTTTGTATTGCTCAGTTAAGCAAGCAAACCACAGCAATCCGTTTGTAAAGAAGAAATTATTCGTTGTGTCGAATGTTACACCGCTTGATTTCGATGAAGAAACCTACGATGATTGGCTTGGTGGCCGCACCAACACCTGCTTTTATGAGTTTCCACTTAAAGCAGGGTTGCGCGCGAAGCCAGCCATACCTTCAAAACCTCGCTAAGCAAAGCTCAAAGTGGT